ACGGGCTACAAGGGCGCGATCCACGAGCTGCGCAAGGCTCTCGCGCAGCAAGCGCCGGATGCGATCTCGTATGGCGACGTCGAGTTTCAGATCGTCGTGTCCTACTTCGAGCCGGGCGACGTTCCGGTGACGGTACTCCTCGAGCGCTGTGTCATCACCGGCAACACGACGAGCGACGAAGAGAACGCCGATCCCGGCAAAGAAGACATCGAGATCGACTGCATGCTGATTCGTCGCAACGGCCTCGTGCTGTTCGACGCGACGCAGGGCCAGCCATGAACACACACGGGGTAACAGATGGACGACACGAAGGAAGAGGTTACGACGCGCTTGCGGGCGATTCGCGAGGAACGCGAGAAGCTTCGCGCGGCGCGTGAGGCGGAGCTCGCGGCGAAGTCTCCCGAGGAAGAGCTTGCGCAGGAGGAGGCGCTGCTCGCGCTCGAGAAGGCGGTGGTCGAAGCCGAAGCCAAGCACGGGACGCTCAACAAGAGGATCGTGATCGTTCACGCGAAGCGGCCGGACGGGTCGATCGCGGGGTCAGCGATCATTCACCGCGGCTCGCGGCAGCACTGGAGCCGGTATCGAAAGCAGCTCCAGGACGGCACCGTGGACGGCGAGCAGGCCGAGGCGGCGCTCGTCATGCAGGCGGTCGCGTGGCCGTCGCTCGAGCGGTTTCAGGCGGTCGTCGATGAGATGCCGCACTTCATGAGCACGTGCGCGATTGCGGTCGCGCGCTTGAACGGTCTTCGACTCGAGGAGGTTGCGGGAAAACCCTAGAGCTGCATCGCCAGGCACGCGTCAATCTCGGCGTCGGCGCGGAATGCCTCCTTGCAGCGTTTGGATCGGGTGACGTCGAGGATGCTCACGCGATGGTGGGCGCCCTGCTCGCAGCGGGCGCACTTCGAGACCTTCGAGATCTTCGGAAGGCGTGGACGGAAGAGAAGTAGATGGCTGGCGACGTCAGAGCAACGTTTGCGATCGATCTCGAGGACGGCACCTCGGGAAGCGCGGAAGCGGCTGCGAAAGCGCTCGAGCAGCTACGCGGCAGCATCGACGGCGGCAAGAAAGAACTGCGCGCGATGCAAGCCGCCATGAAGTCGCTGCAAGGCGGCACGTCGGTCAACATCGAGGCGTTTCGCAAGTTGAAGTCGAGGATCGACGCGCAGAAGCAATCGGTGGCAGAGGCGCAAACGAAGTTCGTGGAGCTTGGTGGGTCGTTCGACGTCGTGAAGCGGAAGTCGCCGGTGTCGTTTTTCGACAAGCTCAAGGAGGCGGCCGGAGGCGTGCCGGGTCCGCTCGGCAAGACGATCGGCAGACTCGGGAATCTCAAGGGGATCATGGCGGCCGGAGCGATCGCGGCCGGGATCTTCCTCATCGCGAAGGCAATGGTCGCGGTGGCGTCGGCGGCGGTGAACGCCGCGTCCTCACTCCTGAAATACGGCGTGGCGCAAGCGGACGCGCGCCGTAGTGAGTTGTTGCGCCTGGACGGATTGACGCGGCTGCGCAACGTGTTCGGCGCCGCGGCGGGTAGTGCGAGCGAGGTACAGGGCGCGATCGATCGCGTGTCCGCTGGCTCCGCGCTTGGGCGGTCGCAGATCGCAGGGTACGCCGAGCAGCTCTATCGGATGGGACTCCGCGGCGGAAACCTTTCGGAAGCGCTCGACGGCATGGCGATCCGCTCGGTGGCCCTCGGCGAGCGCTTCGGTCGATCGTTCGCGGGCATGGCGGCGGCCACGGCACGCGCGGGTGGCTCGGTGCATGCGCTCACCGAGTCGGTGCGCACGCGTCTTGGCGGCCTCGCGTCGAAGCACATGCTGTCGCTCTCGGTGCAGTCGGCGAAGCTGAAAGAGAGCGTCACGGCGATTTTCTCGGGCCTCAAGATCGAGGGCTTCCTCACCGCGCTTCGATCGATCACGGAGTTGTTCTCGCAGAACACGGCCTCCGGGCGCGCGCTGAAAGAGATTGCGGAAGGGATCTTCCAGCCGATGCTCGACGTCGCCGCCGAGCTTGGCCCCGTCATGCGCCGGTTCTTTCAGGGCGTGATCATCGGCGCGTTGAAGCTCGACATCTTGTTCCAGAATCTTCGGATCGTTTTCAAGGCGGCGCTCGGCGGGCGGTACCTGTTTGACTCCGCCAACAGCATGTCGAGCGCGTTGAAGCTCGGCGAGATGGCGCTCTTCGGTATTGCGGGCGTGGCCGCTGTCGCCGCGGCGGCCGTGGTCGCGCTGGCAGCGCCGTTCATCGCGGCGGCCGCGTGGGGCTACTTCCTCGCGAAGACGATCGACGAGGCCGTCACGTCGATTCTGCAAACCACGTCGAAGTGGTACGACGCCGGACGAAACCTCGTACGAGGCTTCGTCAACGGCATCAAGTCGGCAGTCTCGAGCGTCGGCGATACGGTTCGCAATCTTGCGACACGTGCACGTGATGCGCTGATCGGCGCCCTCGGCATTCGGTCGCCGTCGAGAGTGTTCGCGGAGTTGGGCATTCAGATCCCGCGCGGGCTCGAGCAGGGCATCGGTCGCGGCGAGGCGTCGGTGGGCGAGACCGTGGGCCGGCTCGTCGAGGAGCCCGACGCGCCCGTATCGGCCGGCGGCAACCGATCGGTGTCGATCGCAATCGGTGACATTCACATCAGCGGCGGCGGGAGCGATCCAGCGAGTCACGCGCGCGCGTTCGTCGATGAGCTATCGCGGGCTCTCGAAGGCGTCGGGATCCAGATGGGGGCGGCGACATGACGTTCAACCCCGTCACCGAGCCGATCGACTACTTCGAGCTCGCGGGAACGCGATCGCCCGGCCTCGCCGAGATCGTGGACGCGGATTCTCCGCGTCGCTGGGACGAGCGCAAGGGCTACGCGTTGTCCGGTGCGTGGCTCGTGTTCAAGGGCGCCGGACTCTCGAAGTTCAAGGCGGTGATCCGTCTCTACACCGAGCAGGATTGGGCGGACTGGCACGCGTTCCGCGCGATACTCGCACGCGCACCCGTCGGCAGTCGGGACAAGCATCTCGCGATCTGGCACCCGATTCTCGAAGACCTTGGGATCACGGATGTTGCGGTGCTGAACGTGCTCCAGCCGAAGCAGACGGGGCACGGCGAGTATACGATCGAGATCCTCTTCGAGGAGTTTCGGCGTCCGACGGCGCAGCTATCGCGGCCCGAGGCAGCGCAAGCGCGCCCCGTTGATCCCGTCGAGCAGGAGATCGAGCGTCTCACGGCGATCGCGAACAACCGACGGATCCTCGCCGACAACATGCCCGGTGGTCTTGCTGGACCGGGAGGCATCCTTTGACGGACTCGTTCGTCAGTGTGAACGGCGAGCGGTGCATCGCGGCGACGTTGCACGTGCCGGGATTCGGGCCGTGGTTCGCGGATGTGCTGTTCGAGACCGATCCCGACGTTGCGGGCGCGGTGGATCTACGGATCGGCTCGCTTTCGCTTCGCGGCACGGTCGATCCGTCGCACAACGGCACGCGCGGGCTACAGCGCTTCGCTCGCATCCTTGCAGGCGGCGGCGGGTGGTCGAAGTTGCTCTTCGCGAAGGCGTACCACAACGACGCGGGCGTCAAGGCGCTGCTCGTCGCGCAGGATGCCGCCCGCTCGGCGGGAGAGACGCTCGGCGACTTCGCCCCGGCTACGGATCGCGTCGGGAAGTACTACACGCGGCAAGCGGGCCCGGCGTCGCGCACTCTCGAGGACGCGATCGGCGCGGGCACGCCATGGTGGGTGGGATACGACGGCGTGACGCGCGTAGGCGATCGCTCATCGTCCGCGGTCGCGGATGAGGATTACGACACGCTCGAGGCAGTTCCCGACGAGCGAATGGTCACGCTCGCGCTCGACGATCTCTCGAAGGTCGGGATCGGGTCGGTGCTCTCGAAGGGCCTCGACGAGACGTTGACGGTTCGCGACATGCGGATCGAAGTGACCGAAGAGTCGGCTCGCGTCCTCGCGTGGTGCGGCGCCGACGAGGTTGTGCCGGCGCGTCTCGTCCACGTCTTCCGCGCTCTGGTGGCTCGTGTGACGGACGGCAGGCTCTACGGGAAGTGGCCGTATCGCGTCGTGCGCATGTCGGGCGACCGCGTCGAGCTCCAGGTGATGGATCAATCCTCCGGCCTGCCGAACCTTCTGCCTGTCTCGCTCGCTCCGGGCATTCCTGGCGCGCACGGCGTTCTGACTCCGGGCTCCGAGGTGCTTGTCGAGTTCGTCGCGGGAAACCGCGCGCGCCCGCTCGTGACGCACTTCGCCGGGAAAGACGGGAACGGTTGGGAGCCGGTGGATCTCGTTCTCTCGGCGTCGTCTCGCGTGAAGCTTGGCAGTGCTACCGCGACCGACTTCGTTGCGCTGTCGAGCAAAGTCTCTACGGAGCTAACGAAGATTCAGACCACCCTCGGCACCGGCAGCAACAGCGGCGGTGCAGTCGTGTTTGGCACGCCGTACGCCCCCGCCTCTGTCGCGGCGACGAAGGTGGTGGCCGTATGAGCGCGATCGTCAAAGCGGCGATCGCCGAGGGCATCGCGGACCTCGATCGCGTCGTCGATACGCCGGTCTCACCGTTCGGCTACGGCTCCGACATCTCGTGCACGACGGATCTCGACCCGCTCATGTCAGAAGTCGATCCGTTTTCGATCGATGCGATCCGTCAGGCGATCCTACGTCGGCTCGACACGCCACGCGGACAACTGCCGGACGATCCGAACTACGGCCTGGATCTCAAGTCCGAGCTGAACCGCGGCGTGGACGTGAACACTCTTCGTTCGCTGGCGGGACGGCTGCGTAGCGAGATCGTCAAAGACGACCGCGTGGACTCTGCGACGGTGCGGGTTGCACCGAACGCTACGGGCTCGCGGATCACGGTGAATATTCGCGTCGTCCCGGTGGATCCGAACCTCGGCGAGTTCGACGCCACGCTGGCCGCGACGTCCACGGAAGTGATCCTGGAGGCGATCTCGCTGTGACCACGTTGGCCGAGCTTGTCGTGCCGCTCACCGTCGAGGAGGTGAAGGCGTCGATCTACGACGCACTCGTCGCCTCTGGCGTGAAGACGACTTCGTGGAAGCCGGGCGCGGTCGCACGCACGATCATCGCAGGAGTCGCGATCGTTGGCGCAGCGTTCTCGCGGTTGCAGGCGGACATCGCCAATGGCGGGTACCTCGATTCGTCGTCGGGCCCGTGGCTCGTGCTGCTCGCACGGCACGTGTACGGCGTCGAGAAGGATCTCGGATCGTTCGCGACGGGCATCGTCGAGGCGGACAACGCGGGTGGCGGCGTCTACTCGGGTGACGCGGGCGACCTCATCTTCACCAACAGCACGACGGGCAAGAGCTACCGCAATACGGCGTCGTTTTCGATCGGCGCGGCGGAGACGGACGTCGAGATCGCGGTGCAGGCCGTAGAGCTAGGTTCGGATTCGACGGCGGCAGCCACGGAGATCGACACGCTCGAGACACCTCTCGTCGGCGTGACGGTGAGTAACCCGACGGCGCTCGTCGGCACGGACCCCGAGAGCGACGACGCTCTGCGCCTTCGATGCCGCGAGAGTCTCGGCGCGCTGTCCCCCAACGGCCCACGCGATGCGTACGCGTTCGTCGCGAAGGGTGTGCTGCGCGATGACGGCTCGTCGATTGGCGTGACGCGCGTTCGGACGGTGCCGGACGGCTTCGGCAACGTGGACGTGTACGTCGCGAGCGGCAGCGGAGGGGTTACGGGCACCGTCGGCGACCTTGGCACGGATCTCGGTCTCGTCGATGACGAGATCCAGCGTCTCGTAACACCGCTCGGCGTCACGGCCGACGTGCAGACGGCCACCGCGCTTTCGATCCCGTTGACCTACGAGCTTTGGATCCGAAGCGATACGGGGCTCACGGACACGGAGATCAACGATCTGATCGAAGACGCTCACACATCCTCGATGGCCGTGCAACCGATCGGTGGGACGCTGATCGAGGGCGAGAGCACCGGCCGCATCTACAAGCAGGCGGTCGAGACGGTCCTTGGGCGCGCGCTGCCGGCCGGGTCGCTGATCGATCTCGGCGTGACGGACCCTGCTGGTGACGTGGACGTGGCTGCCGACGAGGCACCCGTCGCCGGCACCGTGACGCCAACGATCCACCAAGTAACCGACGATCTGGGGTCGATCTGATGGCCGGCGAGCGCATCACGGTCGCGGCAACGCTGGTGCGCAAGAGCCCGCCGTGGCTTCGTCGTGCAATCGGTGGTCCGTTCATGCGCGCACTCGGCGGCGTCTTCGACAACCTGCTCGATCGCACGACGCAGAGCGTGCTCGCGCGCTTTCCTGGATCGTACGCGGACGTGCTTCCGCATCTCGGACGAGACCGCAAGATCCGTCGCGGTCCCGGAGAGAGTGACGACACGTACGCCTCGCGGCTACGCCGGTGGATCATAGACCACAAGACGCGAGGGGGACCGTACGCGCTACTCGCGCAACTCTACGCGTTTTTCGCGGTGGACCCCACGACGACGGCACTCGTGTACACGAGCGGCAGTCGATACCAGATGGATCTCGACGGCGTGATCACGCGCGATGTGATCGGGTGGACTGGCGGCGGCGACCCGGAGAAGTGGGCGCAAGCGTGGCTTTTCTTCGACGCCGACGGATGCCCGTGTGTGAACGATCTTGAGGTTGCGCAGTACCTCCAGATCCCGCGCGACTGGAACGCTGGCCACATGCTGCCGATCGAAGTCGTGATCTTGTGGGAAGGCGCGAGTCTCATCGGGTACCCACCATCGTTGATCGGCGTTCCAACGGACGGACTGATCCCGTCTGTGTCGCCAACGATCTTGAGCGATCTGGATACGTACGACTGCGGATGTCCGAGCTTCCGCACGACGCCAGCGGGCGACTTTCGAATCACGCCGGAGGGCTTCGGCCGTGGCGTAGCAGGGACGGAGGCATAGATGCCGGAGAACAAAACGATCGGCGACCTCGACGCGATCGACACGATCGATCGTCACGCCGACCTGCTCGAGCTCGAGGACGCGAGCCCGAACAGCGGGAAGAAAACTTCGCCGCAAAAGCTGATGACCGACGTGCCGGCGACCGCGACGGAAGCCGGATCGCAGTCCGTCGCGCACTTCATCCGAAGCGAACAGGTCGCCGACTTCGTGTGGAACCCAGGCGCGACCGACGAGAGCGGGAGCCTCTACAAGACGTGGGGCACGTTGTACGCGGCAATCGTTGTTGCACGTACCGCGGGCCGTCCAACGGTGAACGTGTCAGTCGTCGGCGACGTCACGATGACGGCGAACGCCGGCACCATTTCGCTGGGAGGCGTCCGCTTCATCGGCCTGCAGTCGTCCGGCGTTGCCTCTCCGACGATTACGGTCGAGGATGGCGTCTCGGCTTCGATCACGGGCGGTCTCGGCTTCGACGGCGTA